TTTAAACAAGCCGCCAAAACCGCTAAACCTGCGAAGAAAAAAACAGGCAGATCAGTTAATAGAAAAACTAAGAGGTGATGTATGGCTGGACGTGGAATGGGAGCTGCCACAAAAGGTGGTGGAGCAGTAAGAAGTGGCCCTCGAAATAAAGTAACGAAGACCAAAAGTAAAACAACGGGCATACCTATGTACAAAAAGGGTGGTTGTGTAGGAGGAAAAGTCCAACACATGCGCGGAGGTTCTCGTTCAAGATAATGGCTACTTCGGGAACAACAGACTTTAATCTTGCAATTGATGAAATTGTGGAGGAAGCATTTGAGCGCTGCGGCATTCAGATGACGGAGGGTTATCAGCTTACTTCTGCTACACGTTCCCTAAACCTGTTGTTTCTTGATTGGGCCAATAGAGGGCTAAACCTTTGGACTATTGAGCAAGCAACAGCCGCGTTGGTTAAAGGCACGAAAGAGGTGCCTCCGGGTGGCGATACGGTGAATGTGCTTTCCGCAGTAATCAGAGATACTGTTAATGGACAACAACAAGATGTCAGTATTTCTCGGATTAGCCGTTCTGAGTATTTAAATGTCCCAGACAAGCTCACTGAGGCACGTCCTACGCAGTACTATGTCCAACGGCAAATTACCCCCACTATTTTTCTTTGGCCTGCCGCGGACAAGGCGTATACCCTTGTTTATTATAGGATACGGCGTATTCAGGACGCAGGAGACTATACTAATACCACAGATGTTAATTTTAGATTTTTGCCTTGTCTCGCCTCGGGCCTTGCTTACATGATTTCATTAAAGTATGCCCCAGATAGAACAACTGCTTTAAAGGCAATCTATGAAGAAGATTTTCAACGCGCAGCGAATGAAGACAGGGACATAGCCAGTGTGCATTTTGTTCCAAGTGTGGCGTAAATGAGTTATGCAACGGGGAAATACGCGGTAGCAATATGCGATTATTGCGGCTTTCAATACCCGTACCAAGAACTTAGAAAAAACTGGAAAGGGTTTATGGTCTGTCCAGAAGACTATGAACCGAAATCTCCACAAATTGAGCCTTTGAACTATCGAGGGGATGCGGTAGCTTTGCGTGACCCTAGAACAGATAGAACGGAGCCCGTAGTAGTGTTTTTAGGTTTGCCGGGAGACTCAGGGTTTCAAAGTATTGGAAGTGCAAGTGACACAGTAAACATGCAGCCTTTTCCGGCTCAAAATCCGGTTGAGGGCACCGGATCAGTCGGGACAGTAACAATAGTGGTGACGCCCCCATGACCTATGATGAATTAGTAACCAACATACGAAATTACACAGAAGTAGGGAGTAATGTCTTTACGGATGCTGTGATAAACACCTTTATCACAATGGCAGAAAACCGCATTTTGCGTGATATTGATTTGGATGCTTTTAGGCTTGAGGCAACAGGAACCACAACTCAGGGCAATAGGTTCTTAACAGCGCCTAGCGATATTTTAACCCACAGATACTTAATGACAACAATAGCGAATGTCCAAACTTTTTTAGAGTTTAGAGATACTTCGTTTCTAAAAGAATATTGGCCTAATTATACAACGGAAGGGGTTCCCAAATATTACTCCGTGTGGGATCAAAATACTTTTTACTTAGCACCTACCCCCAACGCTGATATAGCGGTGCAAATGGGCTACATTGTACGGCCCGCTCAATTGTCTTCTACTACGACTACCACGTGGGTAAGTACAAATGCGCCTGAAGTTTTGTTGTATGCTACTTTAATTCAAGCTTATAGTTATACCAAAGGTCCCCCGGAAATGTTGCAGTATTTTGAACAAAGCTATGCACAGGCAATTCAAGGACTAGGGGTTGAACAACAGGGCCGTCGAAGAAGAGACGAGTACCGTGACGGAATAATTAGAATACCACTTAAATCGGAGTCACCCGGACCATGATGAGCGCAGAAGGTGGAATGGAAGTAGGAATAGTTACAGTAGGGACGGTATCTAATCGTGGTTTTACACCCGAAGAAATAGCGGAGCAAGCTTTAGACAAGATTATCTCTATAGGTAATAACGCACACCCTGTTATACAGGCGCAAGCAGAAGCATTTAGGAAAGAAATTAAGGGAGTCTTGGTGAGCTATCTACGCCAAGCGGTGGTTTCACATAACACTACATTAACCAATCGTTTCAAGGATGCTGGGCATCCCGAATTAGTAAAACTACTAGAGGTATAACATGGCAATTACAATCACAACGGCAATGCCTACCACGTTCAAAGTAGAACTTCTTAAAGGTCTGCATAATTTTACGGCAGGTAGCACTAGGTTTAAGATGGCCCTTTTTACTGCTACAGCGTCAGGAAGTGGCACTTACGGTGCTGCAACTACTAATTATTCTGACATGGGTTCGGATGAACTTCCCACAGCCACAGGCTACACTAGACCGGGTGAGTTCCTTACGTCTGTTACACCTACTTCGGATGGAACCACGGCAATTTTAAACTTTGCCAACGAAACGTGGGGATCAGCTACTTTTACTACTTGCGGTGGTTTAATCTACGACACTGGAGACTCTGATTCAGCTTGTGCGGTATTGAGTTTTGGTGGGGATCAGGCGGTAAGTTCTGGTGATTTCCAAATTCAATTCCCAGCAGCGGCAGCAGCTACAGCTATTATTCGTATAGCGTAACGGGAGTAAACCGTGAGCGCATGGGGCGGCGGTCCTTGGGGCTACAACGGCTGGGGCGGCATTACAGCTACAATTGTCTACCTCGGACCTGTCTGGGGCGAGCGCGGTTGGGGCGAAGGAGCGTGGGGAGATAATGGTGTTTCTGTAGCAGGAACCGGAGGTATTGGGTCGGTTAGTTTTGCTTACGGAAGCATCGTCATTCCTACCGGAGTACAAGGCACAGGAGCCGTAGGTACTGTTTTAACTAATTATAGTAATCTCACCATCCCAACAGGAGTAGTAGGAACAGGCGCAATAGGTACGATTAGTAATGTCTCAAGTTTTGTTGTTACTGGAGTCCAAGGCGTAGGACTAATAAACAGTGTTAGCACTAACACCAGCGATTCAGTTGTACCCAACGGAGTAGTAGGAACAGGCGCAATAGGTACTGCCTCTTCTTTTAGTATTGGTAATGTAGTAAGTGTAACAGGGGTAAGTGGTACAGGAGCCATAGGTACAGTAACTCCGGCCTATAACTGGATTGTTTACCCCACGGGTGTAGCTGGAACTGCGGCAGTAGGAGTAGCTAAAGGGGTTCCTACAGCGACGTTAAGTGGGGTGGTAGGAACAGGTGCAGTAGGCACCGTAACGAACGCAAGAAGCGCCAATGTTTACCCAATAGGGGTAGTAGGTACAGGTGAAATTGGTACAATATTAATTAGAGGGTGGTCCGTTGTACCGGACGCTCAAGACCCAAATTGGGTTATCATTGATCCAGACATAGCAGCATAGGACTTAATTATGGCAACTTATGTAAACAATTTAAGGCTCAAAGAGATTGCAACTGGAGACGAATCCGGTACATGGGGAACAAGCACAAATACAAATCTTGAACTTATAACCGATGCTCTAGGGTACGGCACTAAAGCTTTTGCAGCCGATTCTAATGAGACCTTTACAATGCCTGATGGTACAGCAGATGGAACCAGAGCACTGTATTTAAAGTTCACTTCAGGTGTTTCTCTAACAAGCACTCGCACAGCAACTATTGGCCCTAACACAGTTAGTAAAATGTGGATGGTTGAGAACGCTACAACGGGTGGGCAATCAATCATAATCAAACAAGGCTCAGGCGCTGAAGTCACTGTAGCTACAGGCGCAAAAACTTGGCTGTATACTGATGGTGCTGGAACAGGTGCAGCAGTGACTGTTGCTAACCCTACGGAGGTAGGCACAGGAACAGTAACCTCTGTTCAAGTAGCTGGAGGGACAACAGGACTTAGTTATTCTGGTGGTCCCATTACGGGCTCGGGAACTATAACGATGGCGGGAACACTAGCCATTGCCAATGGAGGAACAGGCGCTACCGTAGCAACCTATTGTAATCTTACTTCTAATGTTACAGGCACTCTCCCAGTAGCCAACGGAGGTACAGCGGCGGTCAACATTAATGCGGCACGACAGTCTATTTCTTTGCCTAAGGCAGCAACAGGCGGCGGGACCAGTATTGACGTACACACCACTTCGCCCGCTACGTTGGTGGAAGGACAGTATTGCGTGGCTGCGGCCGGAGGGATTACTTTTACACTGCCGGGAAGCCCACAAAAAGGAAGTAGCGTTATTATTAAAGATGGCACAGGAGCAGCAGCCACCACCAGTTTTACTGTGGCGCGTAACGGCAACAATATAGCCAGCTCTGCAACAGACCTTACTTTTGACAAAAACTTTGCAGAGATAACGCTAACCTACATTGATGGCACTATTGGCTGGAGTGTGTAATGAGTAATCTTTCCGATCTG